AAGCTATCGCTATGGCTATGGATCCAGATAAAACCGCTAGGTTTTTCTATGAAAAAGGAAAATCCGATGCAGTGACTAATTTTGATAGAGAGTCTAAGAACATAGATATGAGAAGTTCACCGACACCAACACCAAGAGAAGGTGGATTCCAAGTCAAAGTAATAGAAGATGGTTACGAAGGTAGATTAAAAATTCGTAAACGTTAAACTAAAGTAAAATGGCAGGTTCATTAAACACCCCAGGGTTTAGCCTAACCCCAAGTGCAGTTAAAGCTACATTAGCTTCTAACTACATCACTAATTTCAATTTCTTGAATCAGTATCTTCCTGATACTTATGAGCAAGAATTTGAGCGATATGGTAATCGTTCAATCGCTTCTTTCCTACGTAATGTTAGTGCTGAGATTCCTTCAGCTTCTGACTTGATCAAATGGGCAGAGCAAGGTCGTTTGCACACTAAGTATACAGCAGCTACTCCAGTTTCTGCTACAGGTGGAGATGATTATGTAACATTTGATATTGGTACAGCTATATGTAACTTCCGAGTTGGTCAAACTGTATTTATTTCAAATAACGCATCTTCTTCTTCTTACCGAGGATTAGTAACTGAGTGTCCTGTATCTGGAGATGCTACTCGATTCCGTGTTGCACTTTATAATGCCACAGGTATTGCTGCTGGAGATACATCTGCAACATTTACTGTATTTGTATATGGTTCAGAATTCAAAAAAGCACAACTTGGAATGGTTGGTTCTTTAGATCCACAAGATGACTTTTTTGAAGTTAAGCCTGTTATTATCAAAGACAAGTTTGAAGTAGCTGGTTCTGATATGGCTCAAATTGGTTGGGTTGAAGTTACTACTGAGAATGGTGCTACAGGATACCTTTGGTATGTTAAAGCAGAGCATGAAACTCGTCTACGTTTTGAGGATTATCTTGAAATGATGATGATTGAACACGTTCCTGCTGATCAAGGATCTGGTGTTGCAAGTGAGTTTGGTGCTCCTTCATATCCTTCTCCATCTACTGAATCAGCTGCTGGTACTCAAGGTTTGTTCGATGCTGTTGAAACTCGTGGTAATGTATGGTCTGGAGGTAATCCATCTACATTAGGTGAATTCGATGATATCGTTAACCGATTGGATAAGCAAGGTGCTATCGCTGAAAACGTATTGTTCGTTAATCGTGAGTTCTCTTTCGATATTGATGATATGTTGGCTGCTCAAAACTCTTACGGAGTTGGTGGTACTTCTTATGGTTTGTTTGATAACGATAAGGATATGGCTATCAGCTTAGGATTTAGTTCTTTCCGAAGAGGTTATGACTTCTATAAGTCTGACTGGAAGTACTTAAACGATGCAGCTCTTCGTGGCGGTCTTGTTGGAGGTGCTGTTAACGGAGTTCTTATCCCTGCTGGTACTATGTCAGTATATGATCAAATCATGGGTAAAAACATGAAGCGTCCATTCCTTCACGTTCGTTACCGTGCTTCTGAGGCTGAAAACCGTAAGTTGAAAACTTGGGTTACAGGTTCTGCTGGAGGTGCTTCTAATAGCAGTTTAGATGCTATGGAAGTACACTTCTTGTCTGAACGTGCGCTTTGTACTCTTGGAGCAAACAACTTTGTATTGTTCAAAGACTAAGAATAACAATAATTAGGGGAGATGAAACACTCTCCCCTTTTTTTTTAAATTTAAATTAAATCAAATGAAGACAACTGAAAAAGCATTAAAGGAAAGGGTATATCTTTTAGATAATGATAAAACCCCAGTAACATTTTTTATTCAATCAAGAAGTAATAAAAGAAAACAACTTCTGTTTTTTGATGAAGAAAAAGGAATTAATAGGGCACTTCGATATTCTAAAAATCAAAGGTCTATTTTTGAAGATGAGCAAGATGGAACTGCTGTTCTTGAACCAATAATATTTGAAGACGGAAAACTTGGTGTTGCTAAAAATAATCCTATTCTTCAGCAGTTTATGGATTATCATCCGGATAACATGAAAAATGGTGGTACATTATTCTATGAATTTGATCCACAGAAAGTTGCTGAAGAAAAAGTACATAATTTAAATCTTGAGGTTGACGCACTTATCGCAGCTAGGTCTTTAGACTTAACTAAAATGCAGGCTATTGCTCGTGTGCATTTAAATGGTTCTGTAGATAAAATGACTTCTTCTGAATTAAAGCATGACATCTTATTGTTTGCACGTAACTATCCTCAAGAATTCTTAGATGCAATTGATGATCCGGATTTAGATGTAACAAATGTTGCTGCAAGAGCATTCAACGAAGGATATGTTACATTTAGAGCAGGAAAAGATATTCATTACAATCTTAAGACAAACAAGAAGAAAATACTTACTGTTCCATTTGGAGAAAACAGGGAAGATGTGTTTATGTCTTGGCTAATGTCTGATGAAGGTCTTGAGCTATACAAGTACCTTGAAGACGAGTTCAATAAATAGTATTATCTTTGTACTTTGTTTAACCCATTAATTTTTTTAAAATGGAAAAGTTCTTAAAAATTACATTGAGCAATGCTCCTTTTTTAATTCCTATTAAAAGCATCTTACATATTGAGGTAGGAGCTGACACTCACATTCAAGTATTGTACAACACTGTTGGTTTTCGTGCCACTGGAGCATCTGAAATATTAGGCCTTCAGATTACAGCAACTACAGCTACTGATGCTACTAAAACAAAAGAGCAACTTACTGCATTTGCTAATTTGATTCAAGAAGCGTTAACTACTTCTTGGACAAATCCTGTACTTGATATTACAAGTCGACTTCCTTATGCTGTTACTGCTATTACTCAAATCGAGGAAGAGTGGTCTGCATAACCCCTTGTATTTAACACATGAAGAAGGCACTATTTGTTAGTGCCTTTTTTATTATCTTTGTACTATGATTAATAGTGTACGAAATACAGTCCTTTCAATTATTAGCAAAGATAATCGTGGGTACATAACTCCAATGGAGTTTAATCTATACGCAAAGCAAGCACAGCTAGAGATATTTGAGAATATGTTCTACATGTATAGCAAGGCTGTTAATAAGCAAAATAACAGGTATACTCCAAGCGTATATGAGGATAGAGTACACAATACAGGATATACTGATATAGCAAAACAAATAGAGGAAGCAATCGATATATTCTCTACATACGGTATACTTACCTACAACAACATTACACTTAAATACGAAATTCCGGCAGATTGCTACTACCTTGATAAGGTATTGTATGACAATACTAACGAAATAGAGAAGATATCTCACTCAAAAATAAACAACGTATTGTTGTCAGGCTTTACACAGCCATCCACAACATATCCAATATACACTAATTCATCTAATGAAATACAGGTATATCCAGATATTATTTCAGGTACAGGATTAGTTACAGCTCAGTACATTAGATACCCACTTGATCCTAAATGGACATGGCAGTCTTTTACCAATGGCGTTCCTTTCTTTGATCCATCAGCAGTAGACTATCAAGACTTTGAACTACCATTGAATTATGAGACAGACCTAGTTCTAAAAATACTAGGATACGCAGGAATATCAATTGGAGAGGCTGAAGTTGTCCAAGCAGCAGCAGCAAATGAAGTGTTAAATATCCAACAAAAGACTTAATAGATGCCATATATTACTCCATATCAGTACTATACCAATAACGGTGTAGTTCCAGAAGACCAAAACTGGGGATCTTATCAGTATGTATCTTTAGCTGATATAGTGAATAATTTCATGGCAATGTATGTTGGAAATGATAAGCTTATTAATAACGTTAAACGTTATGAGGTTATCTTCCACGCAAAGCAAGGAATTAAAATGCTTCATTACGATGCGCTTAGAGCGATTAAAACCATCGAGATGAACGTTGGTAGCAACCTTAAGTTTATCCTTCCTTCAGACTACGTAAACTACGTTCGTATATCCATTCTAATTAATGGTGTACTTCGTCCACTACATGAGAACAGACAAGCGAATAGCGCACTTGGATATCTACAAGATAATAACAACAATATCTTATTCGACAATAACGGAGAAATATTGGTAGGAACATCAAGATTAGACCTAGATAGAATAAATCAAACACTATACGAAGGCCCAGGTCTATACAACGGCTGTTATGGTTGGTGTGTAGACGGCCTTTGGTGTTTTGGTTACGAAGTAGGTGCTAGGTTTAGAGTAGACCCTGCATCTCTTTCTGCCGGACCACACTTCAGAATTAACAATGGAGTGATTGATTTCTCATCTGGTGTATCAGATCAACTAATTGTTCTTGAGTACATTTCCGATGGAATGGCAAACGGAAATGAATCAGAGATTGTAGTACATAAATTCGCTGAAGAGTTTGTGTATAGATACGTTAAATGGTGTTTGCTTAACGCTAAGTTAGGTGTTCCAATGTACGAAAGGAAAATGGCAAGGGATGAGAAACATGCCGAGCTACGGAACACAAAACTTAGACTAAGTAACTTACATCCATCTAGATTACTAATGACTCTTCGTGGTCAAGGTCAACAAATTAAGTAACCATGCCTGAAGTAAAAAATACATTTGTAACAGGTATAATGAATAAAGACCTCGATGAGAGGCTTATACCTCAAGGAGTATACATACACGCTGAGAACGTAAGTGTTGATAGTGCTGACGCAGGAAACATTGGTGCAGTAAAGAACCAGAAGGGGAATATATTAATAGGTAATCTTGCAAATGTTACGAATAGACAGCTAACAAATGCTAGAACTATTGGTGCTGTAGCAAGCGAGAAGGACAACCTTATCTATTGGCTTGTTGCTGCGGATGAATTTGATGGTATTTATGAGTACAATGAGATATCTGGTACGCTAGTTCGTGTTTTGCAATCTAACAAGTCTACTCCCACAAGTATCAGTAAATTAAACTTCAATAAGGAGTTTGTTGTTACTGGAATTAACTACGTAAATGGCTTTCTTTATTGGACGGATAACTATAATCCACCAAGAAAGATAAACATATCAAGAGTAAAAGCAGATGTTAACGGTAATGGTGGGTATGCAGTTGATGATCCACGTATCGATCAAGACATCAATGTTATTATGGCTCCTCCATTGAATGCTCCAAAGCTACGCTTTGAGAACACAGAGGATCCTACATTAAAAGATCAGGCTAATAACATGGAGGATAGGTTCTTATACTTTTCTTATAGGTATAAGTACGTTGATAATCAATATAGTTCGTTATCTCCATTCTCTGCTGTAGCATTTCAAGCAAAGGATTACTTAGTTGATTTCAACGCAGGCTTTAATAAAGCTATGCTTAATAAGTATAACCTTGCCTACATTAC